GGTATCTAAGTTCGGTGTCCAGCTTTTTGTATCGGAAGTTCCCATGTCGGATTTCAGATGTGGCATAGCGTCAGACATCGCTGAGGATTTGTTTGCTACATACAGTCAACAAGCTCAGGAAATAGTATCTCACGTCATGGTGGAGCAACAAACAAGGTTCATCGAAGTTATGAAATCGATCAGCCATTGCTGTGGTGTAGACGATGTTGGCATCGATGACAACACTGGCGAAACCAAGACCAAGAAGCGTAAGATATACGACACGACCATACAGAAAGCCAAAGAAATGTGCGATACATTCAAGGGCTTCAATCTTAGCGGTGATCCAGATCTGGAAGAGGCTCGGGCATCGCTAGAGAAAGCATTGAGTGGTGTAACGGCAGAGGACATTCGTGAGTCCGATGCGGTGCGTCACGCAGTGAAGGAGGATATCGACGACATCCTCGGTAAGTTCAGCGCATTCAAGTGCGTATGAAGAGCGGCAATAAGTACTTTATCAGTTCAACCTCAGTAAAGAAAGTAATCAATCATGTCTAAAGTTCAAACAGTCGAAACAGTTTCAATCAACGAACTGCGTAAGATCATTCCCCTAATAGCTTCAGAGATCACGCCTGTCATTCAGTCAGAACCAGGTTGTGGCAAGACTTCCCTGTTGGCTATGATTGCCGCTGACAATGGCGACAAGTGGCGTAGCCCTGCCGATGGCATGAGCATCGCAGGTGACAAGTACGACTACATCTACATCGACTGCCCCGTCAAGGATATGTCAGACATCGGTATGACTATTCCCAATCATGCGACTCAAACCCTTGAGTACTACGTCTCAAGCCTCTTCAACTTGAACGACCCCAAGCCTAAGGTTATCTTGGCTGACGAGTTCATGAAGTCGCCTAAGCTATTGCAGGTAGTTTTCACTAGGTTGTTTCTTGAGCGAATGGCGGGTGACAAGCCACTGCCCCGTGGGTCTCTAGTTTTTGCAACATCGAACAATGCAGGTGATGGCGTGGGTGACTCCATGCTTGCCCATGCAGGTAATCGTGTTTGCATCATGCGCATGGCGAAACCCAATGTGAACGAGTGGTTGCAATGGGCATCAGAGAATAGTATCTCTCGTGTCATTCGTGCATCGGTGGCTATGTTCCCTCGTTGCTTGGCGTCGTACACCACAGGTGATCAGAACGATAACCCATACATCTTCAAACCATCTATGAGTACCTTATCGTTCGTGTCCCCTCGTTCGTTGGCGAAGGCCGATGTGATCGTGCGCAATCGTGATGCGATCGGTGAGAACGGCACGAAGGTGGCGTTGGCTGGTACTGTCGGTGCGTCATTCGCGGCAGACATGGCGGCATTCATATCAATGGAGAAATCATTGATCGATGTGAAGGACATCGTCAAAGCACCCGAGAGCATTGATATGCCGAGAGACATCAGCGCGCAGTTAATGATTATGTTTCAGGCAGTAGATGTATTGGAGACGCAAGACCAACTGACCAAGTTCATGGCGTTCGTTGAGCGTATTCCCTCATCCGAGGTACAAGGCGTGTTCTTCACAATGATGATGCGCAATACGAAGTCCATTCGCTTGGCTCGCAACAATGCCAAGATCGCTGAGTGGGCTAAGAACAACCACGAGTTGTTCTAAAACTTAACCCCACGACACAGTGGGTTCTTATTTACATGGAGATTGATATGACATTCAGTATCGCTGAGTTGTTTCTATTGGCATGGGCTATCGTTGCGTCACTTGGCTACGGCTATGTGAACGGCAAGTTCCGCCAACATAAACACATTACTAGTGAGTTGTTGGTACGCATTGCCAAGGGCAAGATTCAAGTTATCGAGACCGATGACTACATCGAGTTCAAGGAGGTGTGATGCTTACTAGAGCCGAGAAGTTCGAGAGAGTGTTGTTCCTGTTAGGAATGATTGTTTTATTGTTAGATTTGTTTTATTGGAGACCATGATGAGCAAGCAAGAAACCCGAATCAAGCGTGGACACATCGCGCTTATGAAGCACCCACAGACTGCCCTGTACTCAGGCGTTATGTTGATGGGGACATCCGCAGTAGAGGAAGGCGTACCTACTGCATACACCGATGGTGTCAACAAGAAGTATGGTCGCAAGTTCTTGGAGAGTATTCTCAGCGAGAGCAAGGTGCGTGGTCTCATCCTCCATGAGAATCTCCACGTTGCCTTGAAGCAAGTCGTGTTCGGTCGTGCCATGTTTATGGAGAACCGCAAGATGGCTAACCTAGCGGCTGACTTTGTTGTGAACGACATCATCGCCAACATTGATGGGACTATTGCAGGAACAAGCGAGCGTCTTGTCGAGTTGCCCGATGGCGCGATCTATGACCCGATGTTCCACGATTGGTCTATGCGTGAGGTATACAACTATCTCAAGAAGCACGCCAAGAAAGGCGGTGGCGGAGGTCAAGGCGGTAAGGGTCAAGGTAATCCCCCACCATCGGGTGGGACACAATCTAACGACGACGATGACATGGATGGAGATACAGTCACAGTCAACGGCAAGACCTATGACATTTCTCAGGCAGACGAACACGACTTCATTGGCCGTGAGGTGTCAGCCGAGGAAGCTAAGGAAATCTTAGACGACATCGACAAAGCGTTGCGTGAAGGCGGGATGCTTGCAGGTCGCATGGGTGCGAAGATTCCTAGAGTTATCTCCGACTTACTTGAACCCAAGGTTGACTGGCGTGATGCGTTGCGTGAGTTCGTCTCTTCATCGACTAAGGGTAACGATGAGTTCACATGGCGTCGCATGAACAAGCGTCAGATGGCTAATGATATTTATCTGCCAAGCGTGATGAACGAGAGCATTGGCGAGATCATCGTAGCCATCGATACATCAGGCTCGATAGGTGGGGCAGAGATAACCGAGTTCGCTACCGAACTGGTTTCAATTTGCGAGGTCTGTCAGCCCGAAGTCGTTCGTGTTCTTTGGTGGGATACCGAGGTGCATGGTGAGCAAGTGTTTAAAGACAACTACTCCGACATTGCCAAGATGCTCAAGCCTTTGGGCGGTGGCGGAACTAAGGTCTCATGTGTCAGTGAGTATGTAAACAAGCACAAGCTCAATGCTGAATGTGTCCTAGTGTTCACCGATGGATATGTAGAGGGTGACATCAAGTGGAACATTTCTAGCCCAACCCTGTGGATGGTTACTCAGCGCCGTGACTTCATTCCGCCTGTGGGTAAGAAGGTTATGTTCGGTGATGAATGAACTGTGGTTGTTAACAACTTCAACCGCATACATGGTGGCAGAGCAGAAAGGACAAGAGCGCATGAAGTATAGATATGTCGATGAGATAGCAAGAAGTCTCTTAGAGCATTTTCCCAACTCTGCGCATCTGCATGCGTTAGAAAGACTTAACACAGTCGGTGAGTTACAGACCGATATGTGGCGACAGGTGTTAGATCAACTTGACAAACTGGAGGCTCAGAATGGAGGAGTGGACAAACATAACTCTAGACGAGATAAAGAACAGAGACGCCCTCGACAGGATTCAAGCGGAGAGGATGGTGGAGAGACATGGAGACCAAGCGCACCTAGTGGCGTTGATGAATTTGCACCATGAAGAAAACGAAGGAACCAAGCGATTCAACTGGCGAAAAATTCTGAAACTAATTGACGAAATAAAAGGAGAGAAAAAATGAAAGCATGGAAGGGTGTAGTGGTAACTACATATCAGGAAGAAATCACAGTACTGGCTGACACGAAAGAGGAAGCTGAGTTACTTATGTACGACCGCGCAAACCCAATGGGGGATAGCACTAGCGGTGAGATGGAAGTGTATGACTTGAAAGAAATAGGAGAGAACAATGCAAGCACTTAACTACAAGAGACTCAATAGCATCTCAAATAGCGTCTCACCCTATCGTGGGTCGGTAAATAGATTTCCTATTGGTAACCGCAGACATAACAATAAATACTTTCTTGTTGGAGAGGAGAACGGAGAGCGCGTGTTCAACATCGTGCATGGTAACCATTGGAAGAGTGTTAACCTGACGAAGGCAGAGCATGATGATTTGGTAAAGCAAGGCGCATCAAAGATACATTGCTACCAAGAGAATGATGGTACATGGTGTTACTACAAGTACGATGTGAAGCCAAACATACTTGGCGTTGTGCGACCTGACAATACATTCGAGTTTACTAGTAACAGATACGGACAGGGTGACCGAGGTATTTTGTCAGGCTACTCGCATGGCTACTTATGTACTGACTCACGCAGGGGTGGGATGATATGGTGGGGAAGAGTCAACGGCAATGGAGAGCGTAGCGCCATGCCAATCTATCATGGCATGCGTGTCAACTGTGAGACTATGCGCCCAATCAAACCGATCACGGTCATTGGTAGGAAAGTCGATCGCAAGTTGGGTAAGACTTTGCTCGCTAAGTATGCAGACTTCTACACCACGACCGAGGTGATGACCAAGGCAATGGACTACGAGGTGTTCGCCAAGACCATGCTTGAGGTGATAGGTGAACATATACCGAACAGTGACTTCTACCTAGACCATAAGGTGTACACATCGGTAGCAGATACATTAGTTGACACCGCACCACTTGATGCGGCAATGCTCTACATCTTTGCGTGGGACATCGGCAATATGCGTTGGAACTTGCGGAGGTACTCAGACAAAAACTTTTCTAGGTATAGCGCACATGAGGATGAGCCACACGATATGTTTGTCAATCTCAAGCGCAGACTGAACAAGGAAATCTACAAAGCTAACGATGGGGTGTTCAAGAAAGTTGAGTACTCCAATGGTGAGATTTATCCGCCTAGCGAGTGGGGCTACACAGTCATGGTTGATGGAGTGGAGGTAAAGCAGTATGAATAATGTTATTGAAGTGGAGGTCAAGGATGTGTATGGGGTGTTGAAGTACTACCCCCTATGCGAGAAGGCGCAACTGTTTGCTGATATTGCAGGGACTAAGACTCTCACACTACACGCAATCAAGAAGATCGAGGCGTTGGGGTTCTCGATCAAAGCGACACGAAACATAACTTTTTAAGGAGAGACAGATGATCAATAGATATTTTCTTGATGGGTTCGGCACAGAGGAACAACTGAATGAGTTGTTGGCTTCAGATACGCTCCCACTGGTGCGTGAGTTGCAATTCAAGTACGGCTTGAAGGTCATGGACAAAGTAATGAATGTAGGGTATCCGCAAGAAGATAAAGATTCTTACATGATGTGCTACCCCAATGGGCTGGCTGTTTGTAAGGTATGGACTACAAACCTAGGCGGTGCTAACTTTGATCAACTAGAGTATTGCTTCCGCACACCTTACTACTCCAAGTCTCGTGGGTCAGATCAGGCTGATCGAGAGACGATTCGTAGTACAAAACTTTCTTCACTCATGGCAGTACTAAAGCGGCAGGACGCTGTGCGCGCTAAGAAAGACATCATGGACAAAGAGATAAAGCATGTCAAGAACGGTGTTAGTAATCTGCGCAGGGCGATGGGCGATAGCCAAAAACAAAATATGTTTTCGGCTGATGAGCTTCATGTGTTACTAGCTACCTTACTAGGGGAAAGTACCGATGGTATTCCTGTTGCTCTAGACCTAAATAAATGTAAAAATACACTTGACATATTCAAAGAAAATGATAGGATACGAGATATGAAGATAGAGGAATCTAATCGGTTCTTCAAGAATCCTTTCTATCTCATTGGTATAGACGACTACAAGCACTTAATCATAGGCAAGTTCAAGATGAAAGTAATCAATGATGCGCTAGGCAAGATGGAGTACGAAGTCATTGAAGACTTCAAGCGAGTCAGAACGATCGAGGAGTATCCCGAGCTAGTACCCTTGATGACAATGATGAAAGTCTCTTATGAGAATAAAGAATGTCGCAAGCTAGGCACTCTCAACTTCCCACTACTGGACAAGTATGACGAGGGGTTAGATGCGGTGTTCTTTTATAGCGGTAGCCCAACGAACTACGAGCATGCGTGGATGGCAACACCATGCCCCACTTGATTGGAGAGCTGAGTCCTGTGGTTCACCCAAAGCATTGGGAGTTGATTCGTCTGCCTGTGCGTAAGGTGAATGATGAGTACATCGTGTATGTGGCTGATGGGTTTCATCGCATATACAACGACGATACTTTGCCTGATGTGTTGAAGTCTAAGTTTGCAATGATTCTTGCCAATGGAGGGAGTTCGAATGTACCTGATTCAAAGATACTTAGACTGACACTTTATACGAACACCGATTCACCCGAGCTTGATGAGGTTGGGTGGCGGGCGAGCGACACATACTTTTGTTTGGTCGTGGACAGATTAACTTTAGAGTCACTGAAGGGTGGGATACAAAATGACGCCTGAGGGTATCGTCAAGAAGAAGATCAAAGATATTCTTAATACAAAGGGAGCTTACTACACCATGCCAATTGGCACTGGCTATGGTGCGGCAGGTGTCCCTGACTTTGTGATTTGTTACAGAGGAAGATTCATAGGGGTGGAAGCGAAAGCGAACGGCAACAAGCCAACCGCCCTACAAGAAAAACACATGTCAGCCATTCGTGGTCAGGGTGGGCTCACCCTCGTCATTGATGAGACAAACATTGATGCACTGACAAGGCTATTGGAGCAATTATGAATGATGAAGATCGTAGCAATCTGCGTGACCTACACGCTGGCTTTGCGCTAGTTGGGTTAATTTTCAGACAAGGAGGTAGCGACCCGACCTTTCTAGCCGAGCAAGCGTATGACATCGCAGATGCTATGCAGAACGAGCGAGACCAACATGGGGTTGGAATCGTATCAATTAAACGCCAAACCAAGAAGGAGAAGGCAAATGAAACGCAGTAAAGTTGATCAAGTTCGGGTATTGTTAGAGCGAAACCCACTCATGAAAACCGCAGAGGTGATGAAGACTCTTGGCACTACCAAGTCATACACCTATGTGCTGATGAGCAAGGCAAGAACGTCATATCAGAAACAATATGGCGAGACCATTGAAGAGCGCATGATCAGACTGAGAGAAATGGGTAAGCGTCTTGCGCTTGCAAGATCGATAGAGACTCCCCCTGCCGTAGTGGAGACTACGCCCGATACTGTCAATCATCCTCCTCACTACAAGGTGGGCGGCATCGAGACCATCGACTTCATCGAGGCGAAGAAGCTTGGCTACAACTTGGGTAATGTCGTGAAATACATTACTAGGGCAGACCACAAGGGCAACAAGCTTGAGGACTTGCGCAAGGCTCAGTGGTATCTCACACGAGAGATTGAAACTCTGAAGTAAACCCCGAAGGCATGGTTCGCCATGCCTTTTTTTGTGTCGGTACTTTTTGTTAGATAGCGACCCATGACTCAGTGGGATGCTATTTTGAAACCAGTTATTAAAAGGAGAAAGTCATGCTGACTGGAGTGGAGATTCTGCTAGAAAGAATGAAGACCAACCCCGAAGAATTTATTGAGGGAGGGTACTCAAAGTGGTCAAGTGTAATGAGCAGTGGATGGGATATCTTTACTGAAGAGGAGCGCACTGCGGTGCAGGAGGCGTTGATACAAGCCAAGCGCGATCACTTTAATGGCGAGGTCATGCGCGTGCTGACAGGTCATGTGGATTCGATAACATATCAGGAGGTGATGAGGCTTGATTCGAGTGGAAACCTTAGTGTAGGAACATCACCTAGTATCCTCACCCCTGATGCCCTGCATAAACAAGTTAAAGACGCTCTCGAAAAGCAGTTCAATGAAGCCTACGCTAGAAAAGATAAACAGGTGATGAAGACCGCAACAAAATTAAAAGATGCGATGAGAAAATAATGCCTAGACCAAAACCCCCCGCGCCCCTAAAGCCTAGGTTCATACGCTTATCTGATAAGCAGTTCATGGTATTCCAACAGCTTGGCGGTGCTGATTGGTTTCGTGGACTACTTGATAAGAAAGCGCCCATGCCTAACAAATACTACGAGAATATACTGAAGGAAGCAAATGTCGCTGATCACAATCGACTTTGAGACCTACTACGATGGCAAGATCAAGCTAGGCTTCAAGCATCAAACAACTGAGGAATACATACGCGACAAGCGTTTTGAAGTTATCGGTGTGGGCGTGAAGGTAGACGAGCAACCAACTGTCTGGGTATCAGGCGGTAAGGATAAGCTAAAAGAATTCTTAGCGTCGTTTGATTGGGGCAGCAGCGCGCTTCTGTGCCACAACACCATGTTCGATGGAGCTATTCTTAGCTGGCTCTATGGCATAACACCAGCGTTCATGTTCGACACTCTATGTATGGCGCGCGCGGTTCATGGCGTTGAGGCAGGTGGTTCACTTAAGGCGTTGGCTGAACGCTACGAGATCGGTGTCAAGGGCGAGGAAGTGATTGCCGCTGAAGGCAAGGCGCGCCTCGACTTCACTAGAGAAGAACTTGAGCGATACGGAGAGTATTGCAAGAACGACGTTGACCTAACTCTCAAGCTATTCAAAATATTGTCGAGCGAGTTTCCTGAGAACGAGATGAAGCTGATCGACATGACTCTGCGGATGTTCACGCACCCAGTGTTCTTTGTTGATGATGCGCTACTGCAAGAGCGCTACGATGAACTCAAGGATGAGAAAGAGCAACTGCTTGAGAGCTTGATGGAGAAACTCAATTGCGAAACTGCTGAAGCTGTGCGTAAACGACTAGCCAGTAATAAACAATTTGCTGAAGTGTTAGTCGAGCGCGCGGTTGAAGTACCCATGAAAGAAAGCAAAACAACAGGAAAGGAAACCTATGCACTTGCTAAAAATGATGAGGGATTTCTTAAACTCACTGAGCATGACGACCCCTTCATACAACAACTGTGCGCAGTACGACTCGGAACCAAATCCACAATCGAGGAGTCAAGGATTGAGAGATTCATTGACGTCGGAAAAAGAAATAAAGGCAGGCTTCCTATTCCCCTTAAATACTACGGAGCGCATACAGGGCGTTGGGCAGGCAGTGATAAAGTTAACTTCCAAAACCTTCCTAGCCGAGACAAGAAGAAAAAGGCTCTCAAGAACGCGGTGGTCGCGCCCGATGACCACATCGTTATCAACTGCGACTCGTCTCAAATCGAGGCGCGTGTCCTCGTCTGGTTGGCAGGGCAGGATGATGTGGTCGAGCAGTTTCGCAAGGGAGAGGATGTCTATTCGCTCTTCGCAACCAAGATATATGATCGCCCAATAAGCAAGGCTGACCCAGTGGAACGCTTCGTAGGTAAGACCTGCATCTTGGGTCTAGGCTATGGGACTGGCAAATTAAAACTTCAACACACGCTTAAGACAACGCCACCCGGCGCAAACGTTACTGAGGCCGAAGCTGAAGAGTTTGTTAAAACATACCGCGACACCAATGACAAAGTGATTGATCTATGGGGTGAAGGTGACAAGGTGATCAAAGACCTTGCAGATTGGCCTGATGATTCAAAAACAGGTAAGCCTATCAAGCCATACTATTACGGCAAGCACAAGTGCCTCAAGATCACGAAGGATGGCGTAGGCCTGCCCAATGGTCTTTCTATCCGATACCCAGATCTAAAGCTGGATACGTCCGAAGCCAAGAGTCAGTATGTTTACAAGTCGCGCAAAGGTCCCGTGTCACTATGGGGTGGGTCGCTAGTTGAAAACGTAGTCCAAGCCTTGGCGCGAATCATTGTGGGAGAGCAGATGCTCAAGATCAACGAGCGTTATCGCGTTGCGCTGACTGTCCATGATGCGGCAGTGATCGTGGTTCCCGAAGCCGAGAAGGATGAAGCGCTTGCATATATCGTCGAGTGCATGTCTACGCCACCCGATTGGGCTAGTGGTTTACCCGTAACCTGCGAAGCAAAGTACGCACAGACCTATGGAGAGTGTTAATATATGTCAAATAGAAATTGGCCTTTCCCCCCGTTTCCAAACCCCAAGGACAAGAACGACAAGCGAGAGCCGAAGTTCAACCCTGACAACTACGAGGATGCACCGAGATGAATGAACCAGCATTTCCAACAAAAATAAACACAGAACATTTTAGTCACCCGTCAACCATTTACAACACTGGCATGACCTTGCGTGATTACTTTGCGGCTAAGGCTATGCATAACTTTGCAGATCAAGTTAGCTCTCAATCTGACCAAGAGTGGTTTGACAAAGTCGCAAAGGGCGCATACCGCATGGCAGACGCAATGCTGAAAGCGAGGGGAGCATGAGTGACGACTTTATTTCTGGTGTTCTATTTGGTATTACTGTAGTAGCTGGCCTTGCATTTATTTTTGGGTTTGTACAAGCATGGTGGAAAGATGTAAAGGAGAATCATGACACAAGACGACGATGACATTCAAGACTACGTTCGCCCTTGGGTGGGTTTGACGGATGAGGAAATTGAAGATTTTGTAAGCGCATTATGGCCTGTGGGAGCAGGAGCAGGGAAACTTCTCCGAGCCATTGAAGCCAAGCTGAAGGAAAAGAATCATGGATAAACCAATAGCATGGTACGACCCAAGCAACGGCATGGTAAGTACAGACCAAGACTGCCCTTTGTTTACACCGCTTGGTCAGGTGTGGGGTTTGTATCCAGAGCGCGAGTGGGTTGGTCTGACAAAAGAAGAACGCCACAAGATCAGCATGGATAACAGACCATACTGCGCAGATATTATGGTGGCACATGAGGAAGAACTTAAACGGAGAAACACATGATTCACACAGACGAAGACGATGAGTTCGAGCGCATCGCCCATGAAGCTGAGATGAAGAAGGGGCAACCCTACCACTACGACGTCTATGTTTCACCATCACAGCGTAATACAGTCTTAGAAGAAGTAGCCAAGGAGTTTGACAAGATGAAAGCCCTCGGTGATACAGCGGCAAGTTTTGCCGCGTTTGTACGAGGCATGAAAAAATGAACTTCACATGGTCTTTCTCGTCCCTCAAGGACTACATCAACTGCCCAAAGAAGTACCAAGAGGTCAAGGTACTTAAGCGCTTCCATGTTAAGCCGACCGCGCAGATGACGTATGGCAATGAGGTACACAAGGCCTGTGAAGATTACGTCGGAGAAGGCAAGCCTCTTGCTAAGAACTATCAGCAGTTCAAACCTGTCCTTGACACACTCATGGAGATCAAGGGAATTCGTTATCCCGAGCAGAAGATGGCGCTTGACGTCAAGGGTAACGCATGTGCGTATGGCAAAGACTACTGGGTGCGGGGTATCGTAGACTTGATGATTATTGATGGGGACACAGCGTTTATCATCGACTACAAGACTGGAAGCAACAAGTATCCTGAACCAAAACAGTTAAAGCTGATGGCACTCATGGCGTTCGCCCACTACCCTGAGATCAACCGAATCAAGGCTGGCTTGCTGTTCATAGTGCATAACAGTTTCTTAACTGAAGAATACAAACGCGAGGACATCCATAAGTTGTGGGATGCGTTCTATCCTGACTTGAATAGGCTTGACACATCGTATATAAAGGATGTCTGGAATCCCAATCCATCGCCCCTCTGCGGCTGGTGTCCTGTGGATACCTGCACACATCATAAGGAAAGATAATGGCTTACGTTAACAAACCCCGCCCTTACAAGAAAGAATATCAGCAAGAGAAAGCCCGTGGTGAACATGAGCGTCGCATGGAGCGGCAGCGTGGTCGTCGTGCAATCGACAAGACAGGCACTGATGCCAACGGCAACGGCAAAGCTGATAAGCGTGAAGGTAAGGATGTATCCCACGTTAAAGCCCTTGATAAAGGTGGCTCTAACAAACATGGACTGCGTATTCAAAGCGCGGCAAAGAATCGTTCGTTCCGTCGTGACTCTCAAGGAAACTTGGTGTCAGAGACTAGTAAGAAGGAACGTAAGAAATAATCATTGCTGTTAGGCATGAGTGAGCAATGTTGAAGGGGTCGTTGATGTTGCAGTTGCTCTCCCCTTTTTAACCATGTCAGTCAAGCGGTGATCTGATTTCCTCTCCTTTGGGCCACGACAGGCTTGACCGACTAGCCCCCGTAAGGGGCCACGTTTAACATAGTAAGGAACAGTATGAATGTAGTAGATGACACGGTTGTCCGAATGACAATCCCGTCTAGCGACTTGCAATTTCTCTTGGGACACATAGAGCGATGCGAAGTGCTCAAAGACGATGGCACGAATGCAGAGGTCGTAGTTTATTGGGGCGTCCCCGAGATGCAACGCCTAGTCCGTGTGTACGGAGATGCTCCTAACCCAATGCTCAAAGAATACGAATGGCCTGGGATGTTTCAGCCGTTCGCTCACCAAAAAGTTACAGCATCGTTCCTATCCCTACGAGACCGCTGTTTCTGTTTCAATGAAGCTGGTACTGGAAAAACATCCAGTGTTATCTGGGCGGCTGACTATCTCATGCAGTTGGGGCTAGTCAAACGAGTCCTAGTCGTATGCCCACTATCCATCATGTACTCCGCTTGGCAGGCTGATATCTTTAAAACCGCCATGCACAGAACGGTCGGCGTGGCCTATGGTACGGCAGACAAGCGCAAGAAGATCATTAAAGGAGAGTACGAATTTGTAGTCATCAACTTCGATGGCGTGAACATTGTTCAAGAAGAAATTAGTAAAGTAGGGTTTGACCTAATTGTTATTGATGAAGCCAACGCATATAAAACAGTATCTACAAAACGTTGGAAGACCTTGGCTAAACTGATCACCCCCTCGACCCGCCTCTGGATGATGACAGGCACACCTGCCTCACAGTCTCCACTGGATGCGTTTGGCTTGGCAAAGCTAGTCAACCCTGCTGGCGTACCCAAGTACTTCACGGCTTGGCGCGACAAGGTAATGCAACCAATTAGCAAGTTCAAGTGGATCCCCCGCGCTATATCTCAGCAAGCGGTGTACGAGGCGCTTCAGCCAGCGATTCGGTTCGAGAAGGCAGACTGCCTTGACCTGCCTGAGTTGGTGTACCAGACCCGTGAAGTGCCGCTGACCCCCCAGGTGAATAGATATTACCGTGAGTTAAAGAATCAACTGCTGATAGAAGCAGCGGGTGAACAGATCAGCGCTGTCAATGCGGCAGCCAAGCTGAGCAAGTTGTTGCAGTTATCGGGTGGAGTAATCTATACCGATGACAAGGAGGTGGTGGAGTTTGACGTGTCACCACGCCTGAATGCACTGATGGAGGTGTTAGACGAGACCAAGCACAAGGTAATCGTGTTTGTACCGTTTCGGCACACCATCGAATTAGTCGCACGTCATTTAAGTTCACAAGGAGTAGCCAATGAAGTTATCAATGGGGATGTACCCGCAAGGGAGCGGTCTGAGATCATCAACCGATTCCAAACGCAAACTGACCCGCGAGTTCTAGTCATTCAACCACAATCTGCATCGCATGGCGTCACGCTAACTGCCGCAGACACTGTTGTGTTTTGGTCTCCCGTTATGAGCGTCGAGACATACCTGCAGTGCATTGCCCGTATCGACCGAGTCGGTCAGGTAAACAGCATGACAGTTGTTCACCTGCAAGGCTCTGAAGCTGAACGCAAGGTCTATCAGATGTTGCAAGGCAAGGTGGATACGCATGAGAGTTTGGTTGATCTGTACAAACAGGAGTTAGGAATATGAGTGAAACTACTGAGTTAAAACTTGATGATTTAGTCAATGTATACTTGACAATAAGGAATGAGCGTGAGAAACTCAAAGCGAGTTGGGAAGTAAAAGATGGTGAGCTAGAGCAGGAGATGAAAGTGCTAGAGCAATCCATGCTGACAGTGTGCAACGATACCAACGCAAGTAGTATCCGCACCGAGAGCGGCACAGTGATTCGGACTCTCAAGGAACGATTCACTACAAACGACTGGGACAACTTTAAAAAGTTTGTTCTAGACAACGAGGCGATTGACTTGCTGGAGCGTCGTATCCATCAGGGCAATTTCAAAGAGTTCATGGCTGAGCATCAAGGAGAAGGTCTCCCGCCCGGCGTGAATGTGATGAGGGAGTTCACGATTGTCGTGCGCAAACCCTCTAATTAAGTTCAATTTAGTAACAGGAAAATATCATGAGTAACGATCTCGCAACAATGTTCAGCGGTGCATTAACCCCTATCGCTGGTTTGGATGAAGACACACTTGCCGTAGCAGGTGGTGCTCGTCAGGGGAGCAAACGAATCTCTATCAAAGGCGGTGTATTCCGCAAGTATTCTGGCGGCAAGGAAATTGGCGCTATTGAAGACCGTCACATGAATGTGATCTTTGTCAAGATGGCTCACAAAGCCTCTCGCATGTTCTACGACGCAACGTACCAAGAAGGTCAAAAGGTCAGCCCAGTGTGCTGGTCTACTGACTCAGACAAGCCCGACGCAGATGTCAAGACTCCCTGCGCTACAACCTGCCTCGACTGCCCCAAGTCCGTCAAGGGTTCGGGTCAAGGCGGTACAGGTACAGCTTGCCGCTTGTCATGGCGCACAGCCGTGGTGTTGCCTAACGACCCATCAGGCGATGTGATGCAGTTGGTGTTGCCTGCTACTTCAGCGTTCGGCAAGGAAGACAATGGTCGCTGGCCTTTCCGCCCATACATCCAGCATTTGGCGTCGCACAACGTAAGCGCTGGCCGGGTAATCACTAGGATGGCCTTCGATACAAAATCTCCTACGCCAAAGGTTGTGTTCTCTCCCGCCGGCAAGGTTCCTGATGAAGACTTGTTGGCAATTGCCGCTCAAGCCAAGAGCCCAGCCGCTGAAGCCGCTATCAAGATGAACGTGTTCCAAGCTGATAGCACAGGTGAAGTTGAAGTGCCTAGCCACCGCAACGAAGTCGTAGAAGACGAAGCGCCTCCCGTCAAGGTTGAATCTAAAAAAGCCGCCACTACTGATGAGAAAGACATCTCTGACGTAGTAAAGAAGTGGTCTAAGAAATAAGGAATAGGGATGTCACGGACATACAGCGAAGCTTTTTTGATTGAGTTGCACAAGGCCAATCCCAACAGGGCTGGCATTGCGTTGGCACTCGCTTGCGTGAAGGCAAACCTCCCTGCAAAGTATGTGGCTAATGCGTTGGAAGTAACTCGCATGACGGTCTTTAGTTGGTTCCGTGGCAAACCCCTACGCCACAGCAATCTACTTAAGGTAGAGACACTGACTGACCTGATTGAGAGTGACACCGCCAAGGGTCTTCTTCCAGCAAAGAATACCGCATCGGCTAAAGCGTACCTTGAAGAAATGGTCGGGAGGAAGTTTGACTAACTAAAAATCGGGGGGATATTAATTCCCCATCTATTCACCGAGCGGGCATAGTCCCGCTCTTTTCAACTCTGGCGAGACATGTTAAAACAATTCTACGAGAAAGCATTGCCTACGCAGGGTGTCTATTGCATTACAAGCATTGGGACTGACAAAAAGGTTTCAAACAAATTTGCCGAGACACTTGATGGCGTATTTGAACAAATTGAAAAGTTCAAATCAAAACAGCTAAACACATTTGTTGCACTGGGGACCTTCGATGGATACAGCAGAAAAGCAGATGACTGCCTCTTTGTGCGATCGTTCTTCATTGACTTAGATGTTGGCACAGACAAAGACTATCAGACAAAGGGCGACGCACACACAGCGCTCTACAAACTAATTGGAGAGACTGGGCTACCTGACCCAGTAGTGATTGATTCAGGTGGCGGGGTCCATGCCTACTGGATTATGGATGAGGACATTCCACGAGACGAGTGGAAGCCTGTCGCTGAGAAATTCAAAGCGTTATGTCTCCAGCATATATCTATTGACCCAGTAGTTACAGCAGATGCCGCTCGTATCATGCGCGCACCTGATACGTTCAATTACAAGTTTGACCCACCAGAGCCAACGTCGGTTGTTAGTGATGAGGTCCATGTTTATAGCTGGGATGAGTTCAAAGATTTTCTTGGCGTTGCGCCAACAGAACCCGCAGCCCCACAGACAGAAGAGCAACTCATTGCTGAAGACATTCTTGCAAGCATTCCTAAGGGTGTCGATGAGGATACCAAAGCAATCCTAAAGCTAGACAACTTTGCAAAATCATTTGAGGTACTGGCACAAAAGAGTGTCGACGATGAAGGTGGATGCGCTCAGATTAAATACATCTGCGAGAACGCCGCCGCATTAGAAGAGCCATTGTGGTTTGCAGGTTTATCCATCGCTAAGTTTTGTGATGATGGTGCGACTGCTATCCATGAACTATCCAACCCAGACCCGAGATATGACCATGATAAAACAGAAGAAAAGGCCGCTCGCTTTCCTGCTCCACGAACCTGCGAGTGGTTCATTGATAACTACCCCAGTCGATGCGACGGATGTCAGCACAAAGGAAAGATCACAAGTCCAATTGCTTTGGCTAGGCAGTTCAAGCCAGCCCCCGCGACAAATAAAGAGGACTCAATTTGGGAAGTCCCGAATACCCAAAAAGTTCCTGATTTCCCACAGTACTTGTTCCCCTACGTCAGAGGAGAAAACGGAGGCATATACTTCGTTCCCCCCGCCAAAGTAGACAAGAAGGGCGTTAAGCATCAAGATGACCCAATCCTGATTCTCTCTAGCGATCTCTACCCACTGACACGCATGATCAGCCCACATGATGGCGAGTGCCTGCAGATGCGTTACGAATTACCACACGACGGACATCGTGACTTCTTGCTTCCAATGAAAAGCGTCTATGCGAAGGAAGCGTTCAAAGCGATCACGACCAGCAATGGCGTATTGTTCTCATCAATACATGACCAACACCTTATGAACTACATCATCAAATGGGGGCAGTACCTCCAGACAACTGACAAGGCGCTACAGATGCGCATGCAGATGGGGTGGACAGAAGAACGTACCTCTGATAACTCCAACTGGGACAACCGCAGTTTTGTTATTGGCAAGAAAGAATACACGCGATCAGGCGAAGTCGTTGACGCGCCCTCATCACCATTTGTTCGTGGCCTATCTAGACACCTGACACAAGCCGGGACGTTTGCGCGTTGGCGTGAATCGATGGACTATTTAAACAAGCCACAGTTTGAGCTGCATGCCTTTGCGTCTATGTGCGGATTCGGTTCTCCATTGATGCCATATACGTCAACTTCAGGCGTGACTGTGAGCCTTACTGGGCGCTCTGGCAATGCCAAGACTGGCGCTATGTATGCGGGTTTGAGCATCTTTGGGCATCCAAAAGATCTGAGTGTGGTGGGCGCTACTGACAACGGTTTAACAGGCCGCTACCTTGGTCTGCACAGCCTGATGTTTGGGCTTGATGAGGTAGGCGATAAGAAGCCAGAGGAGTTGGGGCAGTTGATTCACAACGTGTCGCACGGCAAAGCCAAGATTCGTATGCAGGGTTCAGTCAACGCTGAGCGTGAGTACGAGATGTCTGCGTCGCTGATTGCTATGCTAACTAACAACCACTCTGTCTACGGTAAGCTTGATTCTCTGAAGGCTAGCCCCGATGGTGAAGCAGCCCGTGTGATTGAGTTTTTAATCCATAGACCTGAACTACTTAACCAAGATGGCAAGCTTGGTAAATACATCTTTGATGCGTTCCGCTACAACTACGGGCATGCGGGTCCGATGTACATCAAGGAGGTTATGCGTGGTGGCGACAACTATGTGCTGGACAACATCGCTGTCTGGGATGAGAGATTCCAGAAAGACTTTGGTACATACGCTGAGTATCGCTTCTATCAGAACTTAGTTGGCGCAGCGTTCGGTGGCGGCACTATTGCAAACCAACACAACGTCACGGCCTACGACCTTGAACGCATCTATCACCACACAGTGCTAGCAATGATTGAGATCAAAGACAAGGTAGTAAAAGTTAACCGCACAGACTACCCCTCACTGCTTGGCGACTTCATCAACAAGAATATGGGCAACACGCTTGTACTCAAGGATGGCAAAGTTACTATGGAGCCACGGGGCCAGCTCGTAGCGCGCATCGTCAGTGAAGAAGGTCTACTGCAAGTGTCTAAGACTGAGTTCAAGAAGTTCTTGGCAGAGCGCCAAGTGAGCTTGCGTGAGTTTGAGTTTGATATGCGTGAGAAAAAGATTCTTGTAGACGACAAGAAGGGACGCCTCACTACCGGGTGGAAGTCAGCGATTGCTGTCGATCCTGCATATCTCTATTGGTTCAAGACACAGATCCCAGGTGAATGGTTTGATGAATCCAAGTGACATTAAAGAGCCAGAGTGGGTCTTTCCATTCGATGCAATGGAGGTGGGGGAGAGCTTCTTTATACCCACCTTGCGCCCTGCCGAGATAATCTATGCTCTAGAAAGTGGAGCCAAGCGCGCCAACGTGAGAGTCAAGTGCTATGTCACGCACAAAGACAATCACCTTGGAGTACGCGCTTGGCGCGTTCGTTAATGCTCTAATCCGTAAGACTCAAACAAATCAATCATCTGGCGCTTGATCATGTTTTCGTATAACTGATTCATACGCAGCAAGTCTTTGCGATCTGCTGGCGATAAATTTCTATCCAGTCGAACAGTTTTATCTTGAGCGCGTAGCGGATTTAATTCTTTATTTAGAATCTTGTTGTATGTATCAACAATAACTTCATCCATCGGATACTTGGCTGTGTACTCAGCATACTTTGCAGGTTGTGTCTTAAAGGAGTTGATGGTTTTCTCCATGTGCTTAACTTCTTTTTCCACTTTTGCAAATTGCCTTGAATCGTAGCTAGCGCGAGCGCCAAAGAAAGAGCCAAGTAATGGTAAATCAGTTTTAGGATTGAAATCTTTACGCCCTTGCGTTACATCAGTGAGCCCGTACAAAGATTCGCCTATGCGACTAATACCGTCTATGTAACTGTTGGACAAGAAGTACATCGTGTTGGGGCTAACATCAAACCAACCATCAGTAGTGTCATGCGCCCACACAGCGACGTCTTTCCACAGCTCTGGAATATTGTCACCACCAGTATAGGCATCGCCAAGACGACGTTGCGCTGTGCTATTAATGTTATGACCCAAGCCATTTACGTTCATAGCAAACTCAAGTATTGGGCGCGCAATACTTGGCGCTGCCGTGTCGAGTAACCAGAATGGAATATTACTTGGGGTAGTAACAGGAATACGCGACACTGGGATAGGCACAAACGAGTCCAACATGATGGACGTAAATATGTTTGGCAGTGCCTCAGTAATTTTTTGACTGCCGCCAACGACGCCAGCAATCTGAGCACCAGCAGCCGCAAACGCGCCAAGGCCGAAACCCCAAGGGATTTGGAATACCAAAGGCTCTTTTAGACCCATAGCTTCGCTAATACCGCGTGGGATATGGAATCGCGCAAAGCGAGTCCACTGCTCCATGTTATCTGTAGCTACAGCATTTCGTCCTAAGTCATCATCGTCAGCAGTCATGTACGCCATAGTGTACGCAAGCATGCCGAGGCCAAACAACGCGCCTGACATTATGCGAGCGTTGCGCTGCAGTTCCTTGTAGTTCTTAAGATACGCCTCTTTTGCAGGTTCATCTTTTGCAATATCAGGAGGAAGGCGAGATTCGGCAGACTTCAAAGAAGTAAATGCAGGTGCTACGGCTTCAACTGCACGCACAGCGCCAGTAGCGGCTGGGCGGAAGAACATGTAGAACGCGCCCATAGCCTTGCCAAATTCACCTACCTGCTCAAAGTTAGCAAGGTTTTTAGTAAATACCGCCGCATGGGTTTTTGCTGATTCTTCAGACTCACCCCTTTGCATAAATCTTTTCTTAGCGATGCTGTAGGCAGAGGCACGGCTAGCCAATTCAAACATGTTAGTCCACACATCAACAAACTGATTTAGGTCTTCAAGATTTGTGATGATTCCAGACTGCCCAACGTTCCTATTAAGTTCTTGAAAGTTTGACTGCAAGGACATACCGTTTAAGTGAGACACCATACCGCCTTTGCGAATGTACTCAACCATGTCTTTGATGTACGGGTCTTTCTCTGATAGAGTTTTTAAGGCCCTAAGAGATTGTGTGTCACCTTTGGGAAACAGAATAGCCACTTGCATAGCTTTGTACATGCCACCGTTGGCAGTCAAGAACGCTACGTCTTTTAAATAACGGGCAGCTTCAATTGGACCTAACTCACTAGCGCCAATGTTCCAAGTGTTGGTCAACGCATCGCGCACAAAGTTAAGCGGAGCAAAGTTGTAGTTATACCGAGTGTGCATCTGTCCAATTCGGCTAGTCCATTTGTTAGCAAACTCTACTGTAGGCCTGATTCTTTCGTATGTACGGCGAATTGAGTTCCGTAGATTTTCATCCTGCACCACAAGCACATCAATACTGCCATCATCGTTGTAATGGAAAATGGAGTTTTCACCTTTTAATTCTCCAAGATCAACAGTATTACGATCTTCAAAAGAAATGTGGTGTGAAATTTTTCCCGCAAGCACTGTGTTGCCATTAGCGTCTTTATTGGTAATTGCGTTCTTAATTGCTTGTGTCAGGTTGCGGCGTCCAGCGCGCAGTGAAGCACGAGTGGCGTCCGTCATAGTTTGCAAAATAGGATTCCTAGATACACTAGAACGACCCCCCATAGCGCCGGGCGTTTCTTGCAGTTCGCGCCCTTTACCTAATTTTTCAAAGTCAATCTCATCGTCAACAGTTGAGTGGGCTGGACCTTTTAGCGGAATGTAGTTTTCAAATCCATAGAACGCTACTCGGTTACTAACAGGCTGAGACCAATAGTTAGCAATTTTGTTTAACTCCGTAGTGACCGTATGCAACGCTTGAATAGAGTCAATAACTTTTTGAATTTCCGCAGCTTGTGGATGAGTTTTGATTTGCTCACGGATTAGCTTAGCATCAGCTAAATTGATACCAGTTGCGGTATAAGAGTCCGAATCGTATTTAATGTCGGGCTTGAGAAATTTGCCTTTTGGTTTGCGCGGTGTGTATGTGTCTCCAGCAGGGTCCACAAACTGCATATTTGGTTTTGGATTGCCATCGTTATCAAGCACCAAATTGCCATTAGCGTCTTTCTCAAAAACAATTGTTTCCAACTCTTCGCGCAGCTGCTTAGCCTGCGCTTGGGTTAAAGGATAATTATCCAACAGTTTAAGGATGTCACTGCGGCGTGTAGCAGCACTAATCATTTTGCCACCATGCATAAGGGCGGCTTTAGTACTAAGTGGTACAGACAACAAATAGCGCACCATGCGACGTTCTGGTTCGTGCACTGCTTCAAGAATCTTGTGTAGCTCTTCAACTGCTTTTTTAGTTGACAGTTTTGTTCCATCCGCAAACTCTTTTACGGCGCGGTCTAATTCCCTGGCGGGTTCGCTTACGTATGCGTTAAAGAAGTTTTTGCCATCGCCAACAGCTAACACGATCTGTTCGTATACGTTGTTCATTGTGTCCTTACCCTCGCGGATAAGTTTGTTAGACATCTCTAGAATACGGTCGTGCGCTTTAATTCTGTAGCGGTCGTCTTGGAACAAGCGCGCTGCGTTTCTCCAAGTATTGATGTTATTCCACGAACGATAAACCCTAGTTGCTATCGACACGGGCGCATCTTCTTGAGGAAGGTCGTATGCAGGGTTGTGCTTGCCTAACTCAGCGTTGTGTTTCACTATAGGTTTAGGCGCTGGGGGCTGAGCCGCACCTTTACTTTTCTTGCCCGTAGGCGCTGTAGCTGGCAGGGCTGGTAGAAAGATTGGTTCAGTTGGTTTGGAGATGATGTCGTCAAACGCCGCTGCAATCTCCATTACATAATTTGGTTGCACTGCCCTGCTTAAATTACCGCTCTTTGTCAGATAGATATCACGTACTTTAAGCAGGTTTGCAACAGCTAATTTAAACTTAGACCACTGAGATTTTTTCTCGGGGAGATTTGTTTTAGTAACTTCCGTACCAAACAAACGGCTCTCTAATTTACTAACGTCGGCTTCGCCGTGCAAGTCTTGCTGTAGTTGTTCGCTGGTCAACGCATAAGACACAAACTCAAACAAATTTTTATATGCGTTAGGGTGGTCTTCAGCAAGTGAGCCACGAGTCTCGTTCATGATGCGCTCAAGTTGACGAATGCCGTTAAGCTGCAGCTGAGATAGAGAACCCCTGTTACCGTACAAATACTCGTTAATAACTTTAACCGTACCAGCGTGGACAATCTCGTGCAAGATAGTGTTACTGCTTAGACCTTCTCTGGTTACATAAATAACGTCTTTTACTGGGTCATACTGCGCTAAGTCACCTTGAATTTGTGCTGCTTCAACAATTTCTATTTTGGTATCAAGATTTAAGTCAGAAAGCGCACCAGCTACTATCTTCATAACGCGTTTAGCAGGCGATGCATTAGCGCCCAACTTAACGTCGCTCATGTACTCTAGAACGCCACGCAGATTCCCATCCATAACCATCTTAATGACGTTGGCAGGCAAGGTATTAGCAGACCCTTTGGTGCGATCAATAGCCTCACGATTTACACGATCACGTTCTTGTTGTTCTTCAGACTCACGACGCACTTTTTCTTGGCGGTCAATGATGTTTTGCTTCTCGCGTTTTTCGCCTTCAGACAACAGACTGTTATCTTGGTTAAGCCGGCTAGCAAGTTTTGCAAATGCAACGGTTTGCTGCGCGCCAGCTAAAGTAGGCACACCTTTTAAAAAAATATCTTTTTGTTCTCGGGTTAGCTTAGACCAAGTTGGAAACTCAACGTTAAATATTTTGCTGTAGTCGCTGCGGCCTTCTTCATACTGATTTACAGCACGGCGATCTGGGGCAGTGAGTTTTTCTTTATGGCTACCACCGGTCTTCTGCAAATATGCTTGCAGAGCTTCGGCAGCTTGCTGATGCTCACGCCTACTGCTACCAAATGTTCTCTTACCGTCTACCAGTGGACCAGCGGTGATGTTACCAAAGTAGATGTCTTTATAGTCGGCAGCAAATTTCTTTGTATATTCAGGCAGCTCTCGTTGCTCAGGACCGTGCTCTTGCAGCTGGTCTTCGATCTCGCTTAGCCTATTAAACGCGGCCTCTTGTTCCGCTTCTGTCTTTGCTTGTCTATATGCTTCAAGGGCAGCTTTATTTGCAGCAACAAGTTCATCACGTCTTTCATTTGCGGCTTTGACTTGTGGATTAATCTCATCCCGCATCTCGTTATAGAGTTGTTGATCTTCTTCGCTGATATCGTAGTCAGGAATAGTTCTAGGCTTGCCTTTTTCATCCGTCAACGATTCTTCGTACGCTTGAACACGTTCTTGCGCTAACGCTACGTCGGACTTCTCTTCACCTTCTACTGCATACGGTAGTTCGCCTTCGTCTAAGAAATCTTTTTTAATATCGCGCTTAGCGGACAGCGTACCTGTGACGCCTAGCTTAGTCAAAAACTTATTAAGCTGATTTTTTTCTGTAGTGGCATCTCTACCGCTATTTTCAATTTTTGCAATTTCATCTTGGCGACGCTTAACTTCTGCCTGCATATCAGAAGACAGGTCAGCAAAAGTCTTAGACGTTACTGTTGTTCCGGTTGCTGGTGTCGTTTGTCCTTGCGGCGTTGTTTGCTGGGCTTGAGGGGTCGTAATGCCACTTGTTGTTCCTTGAGTGGATAAAGATGTAATAAATGAGTTAATGTTATTAGCCAGCTCCGGTGTTGAGCCGTACTTAGTAATAAGTTCAGCAGGGGTTGCGCCATCGCTGAGCTCTTGCTGAATAATTTTTTGTGTTGTCGGGGTTAATGTAGGGGACTGTTGCTCTGTTCCACCCAGAGCTGGCTGAGTAACTGCTCTAGCAGATACCACTCCACTGGGTTGAGATCCAACAGTTGTTGTGGCGGCTTGGTCTGCAGGGGTGAGTGCAGCCATTCCAGCGCCTGCTCCACCTGCTTGTGTGTCAGTTCCTGCAACATCTGGTGCTCCTTGTTGTGCAAGGTAATTTCGTAGGTAGTCAATCTTTGCCTGGTTAGATTTAATGTCCGCTGGGAATGATTCAATGCCAGCTAACTTAGCAGCGGCGTGAATGTCTCCCCTTTTTATTTGTTCACCAGCATCTACTTTAGCCAACAGGTCTTCCGCAGGTTTAATCCTTGCAGCTTCATTAGCCTGAACTTCTGCCCCAGCCTTGGTGGTATCTTCAGAGACTTTAGCTAACGGCACTTTGCCAAGCATTGAAGGCGTAAGACCCGCAACTAAATCAGCGTTAGGTGGAGGCGGCGGTGTTTGAACTCTACCAGCCGCGCTTGTGCTTTCAAGCCGTAATTGTTCTTCAGAGGTTGTGTCTTCTTTAGCTGCTTTGGCAAACTTCTGCGACAAATTAGTACGCGCACCGCCAACGCCACCGGGGGCAACAGACATACCAAATGCCGCTGCCGTAGTATCAATATACTCTGTAAGAGCCTCTGCATCAGTTAGCGATAACTTAGCGCCGTAACGCTCCGCTGCGGTTTGGACCAATTCAGCAGGGGTTTGTTTAGCCCCAGTAACCGCAATTCTGGTAGCAATATCTAACGCAAGATTATTAAAGCTCTTTTCGCCAATTTTCAATGCGTTAATGCCGGTTTTATTTATAAGAAAATCAGCAACGCCATGAGCAATAGCAGCAGGCACAACACGGCCAAGATCAATATCCTCTGCTGTTTTGCCTGCTTTTTGAGCTTCTTCAACTGCGCGCCCAGTAACTTCACCAGCGCCAGACATACCAGCTTGAGACACCATACCAGCAGTTGTGCCGGCACTAATAATAACTTTCTTAGCTTGAGCCTCAATGTATTTTTGCGCCGCTTCTTTACCGCTTTTCTTGGCTATCTCTTCGGCAGCGTCTTTAATGCCTTGTTTTACAAGTGTCTTAGATATTGCTCCAGCTAAAGCGCCAGGCAAAGCACCAACACCTGCGCCCGTAACAGCGCCAGCCGCAGCGCCGGCAAGCATAAACGCGCCAGTCTCAGCAATACTACCAACGCCAGCACCTATTTGATAAGGCAACCAATCGGTAAGTACAGTGCCAATGCCTTCTTTGTATGCTTCTGTAAACGAGTCAGACTGTTTGCTAGTTTGTTTAAACTTGCCTTCTTCCATTGACTCAAGGCCGCTTTTAATGAGATCTTTACTCTTAGTCAGCACACCAATAAGTGTTTTAGCCCCACCATATGTTTCTTGCAACTGCCCCGGCAAGTTGCCCAAGCCACGCATGAAGTCGCCCGCTTCAGGCTCCGCTATTTGTTTTTGAGCGGGTGCGGGGGTGACAGGCGCGGCAGGTTTAACTTCTGTTGGGGGCGCGGTAAAGTGCTGGATTAACTCCGAGTCTTTATATCCAGCTTGCCTAGCTTTGTTTATATCTAGGGTTGAGTCTTTGCCCAAGAAATCAACAATTTCAGCATCAGAGTAGCCAGCCGCCCGCGCTTTTTCAATGTCTAACGCCATGACTACCCCTTATGATTTTTGCAAGCTTGGATCATTTAATGATGGTCGATTTGTACCGCCCCCACCTGCATTATCAGGCTTTTTGCCGTACCCAAGTCGTTGATTAATCTCTCTAAGTTGTTCTTGGGCAAGATTGTTATCGTCTTTGGCCGTTGTACGGCGGGCATTCCAACCTGCTTCGTAAGTTTTAATTGTTTCTTCTGCTTTTGCTCTTAGTTCTTTGCTAAGCTTAGTTTGCGCCACTGCGCGTTTAGCATTTGTATATTCCATTGAGTCTTTAGCTTCTTTAGCAATTTGGCTCTCAACATTTTCAAGAGCACGCTTGGTTTCAAGCGCTTGTCTTTGGAAGTTGTTACGCGTAGTTTCGTCTGCGCGTCTGTCAGCAGTGGCGGAGGCATTTTTAGTAGTAGCAGCTTGTGTATCGGCTGAATATTTGCTTGCTTTGGCTCGAATATTTTCAGCTTCAATCGCTCTATCATTGCCTTCACGCTGAGCTTGGAGATTGAGCAAATACTTGTTGTAGTCTTCAGCACGCCCAGCAGCCTTCTCTTTGATTGCCGTAGCCTTGTCATGCATGCCAAGCTTTTCAAGACGAGTCGCCTCGTCGATGTCGTAAATAATCTTGTCGGCTTCTTTACGAGCTTTCTTAGCTTCCTTCTCATCAGAAACAATTCCAGGTATTGATTCTTTTAGCGCGTTCATACCAGCAACGAGCACGGGTCCAGGTGTTGTACCCCATTTAGCAAAGAACTCAGCCATACGCAGATGTTTCTGACGTTCTTGCTCATCCTTCATATTAGCGCGCTCAGCCATTTGTTGTGCGCGATACTGTTCACGGGCCGCGCTTGTGTCTACACCTAAAGCTTCACGCTCAGCTTGAATCTCTTTTATTATGTCAGCAGTTGGCCTATTTGCTTGGGTTGTAAAAAGATCTCGCTGACGCATAGCTTCTTTTGCAATGTCAGGTGAAGGTCCGGCAGGAGCAGCGGGGGCAGGAGCAGGAGCTGCACCCATAATACTGTCCGTAGTAGGAGGCATAGCAAGGCGCTCTTTCATGCCAATCCTGGCTTCCTCATCGCCACCTTCTTCAATAGCACTCTTTACACCGTTACCACCAGCACCTTGCTGGAATGCAATGATGCCACCACCGCGCATACCGGGTACTGCAGGAGCTTGGTACTGAACGCCCATAGCGCTTGCGCCTTGAGGCTGCTTGCTCATCTGACGCTCACGCAGGATACGTTGCGCCATTCTGCGGATGGATGGACTAGAAGATGTTTTGACTTGATTCTCCAGACCTTTCTCGTCCATGCTCTCAAGCTGCTCTTCAACTTCACCGCCCATGTCATAAGACATGATACCGCCACCCTTTGCGTATTTAAACTCTTTAGGCAAGCCGCCCGCAGCACCGCCTGGAGGTCTAGGATTAAATGCGTTATAGATAGACGCACCGGAACCAATTGCGCCAATTGCTTGAGACAGTTGATTAGGCGCAGCTTGATACTGCTGGGTTGAAGACGCTTGCATTGGCAGCCCGCGCAGCATGTTGGACATTGTGCCCAACTGCATGAGAGGATACTGCTGTGCATTGGCGTAGTCCTGCATAGCTTGATTGAGCTTCTGTTGTTCCAGAGCTTGCTGCTGCGCGCCAAATTGGTTCTGAAGGTTATAGATACCTTGTTGGCCTTGCAAACGCTGCCCACCTATTCCTGCCAACTGATTGGCTGCGCCTAATGCCGCTTGATTTGCCTGTATGCCATAGTTTGCACCAAACTGACGTGACTGCTCAGCCGCCTGCTGACCTGCTAATCCGTACTGCGCACGTTGTTGTGCGGCAGTCATGTTTTGACCTGCGCCAAATTGACGGGACTGCTCAGCAAGCTGTTGCGCCGTCATACCAAACTGCTGGTTCGCCAGCTGTGCTTGCAAGTTTTGTCCTGCGCCCAGTTGTTGAATACCCAGTTTAGCGGCCAAGTTTTGCTGACCTGTAGTCAAACCTGACTGTTGATTAGCCAGCGCCGCCTGCATAGCTTGTTGAGCATTCATGCCCATCGCTTGGTTCCGCGCGGCTTGATTCTGAACGTTGGCTTGCTGCTGGTTTGACAAGTTAGCCAAAGCTGTTTGCATTCCTGTTTGCGTGCCCAGCTGCTGAGTAGCCTGCTGCGAAGCAAGATTTTGCTGTCCAACTGTAAGTCCGGCTTGCTGGTTTGCCAACGCCGCTTGCATAGCTTGCTGAGCATTGAGCCCTTGTGCCTGTAATTGCGCCGCTTGATTTTGCACGTTAGCTTGTTGAGACGCGTTGAGGTTGGCCAACGAAGTCTGCAAATCTGCACCAAAACCAAGTTGTTGGGTGGCCTGTCGTGCGCCCAAGTTTTGCTGACCAACGGTAAGCCCCGCCTGTTGATTGGCTTGTTGCGCGGCAAGGCGTGCCTGCTGCTCAGTGTTGAACTGTCCCTGCGCTTGTTGGAACGCAGACTGGAGTCCCGTAGCTTGGATGTCACCCTTTTGCTGCGCCAGATTACGAGCAGCTTCAGCATCCATAATGGCTTGGCGGCTACCACCAAATGCTCCGGCTCTAACGGCTTGCGCGTTAGATTGAGTTCTTGCAATGTCTGCTTGTCGCTGGGCTTCACGTTGCTGTATGTTGACAACATTTTGCATGTACGGCGACATGTATGCATCAGCCGATCCAGGCTGCGCAAAAGACTGCGTTTCAACGCGCTCAGCGGGGCCCATTTGAAAGTCTTGCAGGCCTCTTGAGCTAAACCCTGATTGGGCCGCACTCATTAATGGAGTGCCGACAGACTGCGATTGAACACGCTCCGCAGGCCCCATCTGGAATGCCTGTAGTTGGGGGTTGTACCCTGTTTGGGCCGCGCCCATCGTAGCCGCATCGTATCCCTGCGATCGCACGTCGGCAGGTCCCTGCATCTGAAACTGCTGTAACTCTGGCGCGTATGTTTGCTGTGCGTTGAACCGACCAGGCTGAAACTGGCCTGGGTCTTGAAATTGATTCCCAAAATATGAATCCTGATAGCCTGCCCTTTGCAAGTTTTGCATGGCCATCCGTGTTGCATTAGATGCTTGGTCATACTCACCCGGAAGAGTCATTCCGGCAATCCCTCTTTGGGCTCTTCTCTGCATCGGCTGGAAACCCGCAATACCTTTACTGGGGTCATATGAAAGCTGATTACCTTGAGCGTCGTATCTTCCGCCATACGCTTGGTAAGGCTTAAACCCAGTAATATTAAAAACGCCCGGCGTTTCTGTAACTTCACCTGTCTCCGGGTTTGTAGTACTAGTACTTGGACCCTGTGTGCCCTGAAACAACTGCCGTTGGGTCGCGCCCAACATAGTTTCAACATACGGCCTTGCGTATTCAGGAACGTTTGTATTTTGAACAGTAGATGTAGTTTGAGTTGGGCCGCCACCGCCACCACCAAAGTGGAGCGTGAATTGGTCAAAAAAGTATGACTTAAAAAACTTAAACAGATTCATCTAAATGCTCCTTACGATACTCTTCATACCGCTCATTAACAATTGTCTTCCAGATTTCAGGCAATATTTCCATAGCTTTTTTATAGCCTACGCAAGACTGCACCATAAAAACAACTATGTGTCCCACCGCAAATCTAAGGTTATGGGCAATTTCTAGCCCGTGCTCATCTTTATCTTGTTCAAATTTATTGGCGACTTCAAAAGCAGCTACCGCTGTCATAAACATCGGTGTAATGTCAACACGGATACTCTGATAGAACGGGTTAATTGGTATGTAAACAAGAGCGGTTAAGAAAGCGTTGTTTATTTCTTGCTGGCTAACATCTCTGTCTTTGTCTATGAGATCATCCCAAATCTGCATCAAATCCACAAGAGAGAAAAATAAATTTAAAGCGTCTTTATTACCGCCAAACCATTCTAGGCTAGCTTTCTCTATGTCTATGTGAGTAGCTTTAAAACTCATGCGGATTTCTTCTTAGGTAGATACTTTGCAGCTACGATTTGTTTGCCTTGCTTCTTGTTGCCAGTACGCGCACTGCGCACCTTGTCCATCATGGCATGAAGTTGTTTAGCGCCAGCTTCTGTAGAGCCGTTGCCAAGATGTGATACCACATCAGCAGGGATGACAAACTCACCGTCAGCAAGTCTAGCAGGTTGGCGTCCGTTAATAGTTGCAGGAATGTTGTCCGACATACCGTCACCAGGGCCCTTGAGCAGTCGTGGGTTTCCACCAGCAGCGTATCCACCTAGACTAGTAATACCGCCTTGGGCAAACCCCATATATTGGCCGCCTTGGCCCATGCCACCATGGAGCCTAGTATCTATCGGATTAAATTCTGGTGGCCTTGCAAAATACTGCTCATAGAATTGGCCACCGTTAGCGTACTGATCGTTAAAGTCCCTAACGCCTTGATTTGCCGCAATTCTTGGATTATCACGCTCGGGGCGGTATTGCGCATCCTGAAGCATGTTGCTACGGCCCCTAATTACGTCTTGGTAATTTTGCACGGCTGGCACTACCATATCATTCATCCGTGGCGTCTGGCCCGCACCAAATAATCCAGAAATTCCCTGCATTAATCCTCCAAAACCACCTTGAGACTGGCCACTACCGCCAAAGCCGCCGCTAAACCCACCACCAAATCCACCACCAAATCCACCGCCGCCAGTATTAGGGTTAACGTTACCACCGCCAGCAGGAGTGTAGCCATCAAAACCGCCACCGCCACCGCCGCCACCGTCACCACCTAGGTTAAGTGGGATTTGTAGATTTAAATTACCGTCTCCAGTAATACCGCCGCTAGCATAAGACTGCATGATGCCGCCACGCGCAGCTTCTACATCGTCGCTGCCTTGTTTTCTAGGCTTAACAGAAGCCATCTGCAACTGACCCATAGGCGTAGGACGTTTAGCGGCAGGGGGAGAAACATAAGCGCGTTGATTAACTTTAGCTTGACGGATCTGCGCAGCAGTCAACGCATCTTGATAGCGAGTATCAGGATCTTGGTCGTAGTAGATACCAACGTCAGCAGACCTTGCGGGAGCGGCTTGTGGTTTTCCGTCTAGCATCTTCTGATACTGCGCAATAGAGTCGGAAAGACTACCGCCTTTTGCATATCCTGGTACGTCATTAGTTTCAGGATAGCCTACTGGGATAGTGTAAGGATCAGCGCCCATAATCCCGCCGCCAGTTGCATATTGTCTAGGCGTGTATTGGAAATCGGCAGGGTTAGCGCCACCCGGTTTAAAGTCTGGCGACAAACGATATCTACTTAGTGGGCCGTCGTACTTCTCGTCATTAAACGTTGCACCGGAAGGATTCATAAGACCTAAAGCACTAGCGCCCATATACGCGCCGGTCATTGCAGTGAACGGATGTTCTTTTGCAAACTTAACAGCTTTATCCATACCAACTTCAAGCGCAGAAGGAGGTGGGGCTGTATATGTAGTAGCAGGGGGCGTATATAGAGCGTTAGATGGCGGCGTATAAGCGCCAGGCATATCAATCCCCATAGGAAGTTGGTTGCCTGCTTGTTGCGCACCAACATTTTGAAGACTCTCAAGTCCAGCGGTTGGGTTTGTCGAGGCAACTTGGACTGAAGGTCCTTGGCTCATGTTCTGTATATTTTGGAGCTGTTGGTCAAACCCTGGAGGAAGACCTGACTGCATAGCGGCGGCTTGAACGTCCGCTGCTGTACTAAGGGGTGCGTTTGCGGTAGCACCACCAACTTCCATAATGCCTGCTTGAGCACCTTGTTGAGCGGCTGTTTGCGCAGCGGTAGTAGCGGCAGCTTGTTGAGCAGCGCTAGCGGCGGCGGCTTCGGCGGCAGCGGCAGCGGCGGCTTCGGCGGCAGCAACTTCAGCGGCTGTAACAGCGGCAGCTTCGACAGCGAGCATCTCAGGGGCGGCTATAGCAAAAGCAGCAAGGAACGGCATATTAAAACTCCTTAATTTCTGGCGACTCTAGTCCTGTGCCGCGAAGGTTATGTAAACAGCACAGCACCACATCATCAGTTAGCGCCATGAACGCATGCTTCTTGCCCGCAGGGATTGTAATAACAGCGGGGGCATCAAAGCGCCCCATAGTCTCGCCGTTTTGCCAAGCTTCTACAGCGCCATGCGAAATCAACGTTACGTGGTCATGAGTGTGAACATGCTGAGATAAAACAGTCTTAGACTTTGGAATCGTATAGGAACGAACCCAGATGTCGTCAACCTCAACAAACTCAACATAGTCAAGATTAACTTTTTTGTAATTAGGGTTAACACTAATTTCGTCAATATTCATACTTTTACTTTCAGTACGTTTCCGGCGGTAGTGTCATAGTAAACATCCCCTACTCGAAGGTTAGCGTAGTCAGCTTGAGTTGGTAAACTAATCACATAGGTATTTGGCGTAGTGGGGTCAGGTTGAGAAAAACTTAGACCTGCTGTTATTTTAGTGCCATTACGCTGTGTTGCGCCAGAGATTGGCCCTGGATTATCTAACTGATTGAAATACAAAAACATCACCCGCAGGAGTTGCTCCATGTAGGCTTGTGTGTACTCTTTTGGCGGGTTAGGTAAGCGTGGAGCTACAACGTTTGCTTGTGCCATTAACCACCCCTTCGGCCATCAGGCCTAATGTCTATACGAGGAGCACCCAACTGCCACGTTACGCCAAGCGCAGTAGAGTCAATTTTAAACGCCATCTGGCGACCGCGCACACGGGTATTGATCTGCCCAGTAAACTCTTCTACCGGAATGACCGCTGTGCGTGTTACTACGCCGTTACTACTGCCCGCAACCGATGCTGGGTTGTTATATCCAGAGCCTGAGTTTTGCAAAGGCTGCAAGTACATCGTAGCCTGTGGGCTTGCGGCTGTGGAGCCACGGAACGTAATGTCTGGCAGGATACGCCAGACAAAGCCAAAGTTGTGGCCGTCACCAATATCAAACTGCGAAGAACTAATGTATGCCTCAATTGGCAAAGCAGTGCCAGTAGCGTTGTCGTCTACGCCTTGTTCATGGTTTACCACGTTGTAGTTGTACGTAGCAGCAAGTGGGTAGTTACGAAGACCTGAGTCAAGCCAAGCCGTACGCGCCATCATGCCGTAGTACCAGATGTCTTCTTCGTAGTTGTACACAACGTACTTGTCTATAGTATTTGAATTACTAGAACAGTAAAACCACCAGACTTCATTAAAACCTTCGTTGGCGCTTGCAAACACCTGCTCATACTGAGCCGCATTGATGTCGCTAAAAATGTACTGCCGCAGATCACAGCGCATGGTTTGTGTGCGACCATCGTATTTGTAAAACTTATCTACACCCATCCAGTATGCGACACCCGAGGCAATCGCGGCAGCGTTGGGGCCTACGATAGACACACTGTCTGCAAGAAGCTGTGAACTCCACACGTATGGAGGGCCAAGGTATTGGAGCGAATATAAAGAAGAGTCTGTCCAAACCAATATCTCTTGACGAGACTGCAAGGCTGTCACAATGCGTGAGCCGTGTGAGAGGCGAATACTACCTGCTTGGTTGGTAATTGAGGGCGTCCACTGCACAGCATCTTCTTGGTCAGACCAACGAATTAGCATCGGGTCAAGAATCGTGTCGCCAATTTCGTTTGTGCCAAAGACAAGTACAAATCGGCTGGTGTCTGAGACCAGCAAGAAGTTTTGGTGTAGCGGTACATCAGATGCACCAGCAAGAGAAGAAAGCAGCACGCCACGGGTTGTCAAACTAGTAGCCGCGTCCCAGTAGTAAATCTCTTCACCGCGAGGGCCAAAGATCAAGTTTTGACCAAAGTTGCTTTGGTTCCAGATACGCAACGCATCCACAGATGTAGAGCCAAGGCCCCATGTACCTGAACCCCAAGAGCCTGCGCCCCAACCCACTAAAGGCACCGCATACTCAGGGCCGGGATTGACTTGGTATGCAGCCACAACAGCCGCGCCCCCGCCCGTAGCGGTAGAAGAAGCCGCAGAAGACGCTGTGATGTTGTAGGTGGTTGTGGACGCACCAATAGTAGAGAGTTGATATTCACCGTTAAGGGTCAAGCCGCCCACTGCAGTAGCGCCACTGAAAGTCACAAAAGCGCCGTTGGCAAACCCTCCCGTAGCATCTGTTACAACTACTGTGGTTGAGCCTGATGTGGTAGAAAATGGGTTGTTGCCAAGCGTTGCTGGGGCTTTACGCAAGGGGGTGATGTCGTTGTACACCCCGCCATTCTCGATGTAAAACTTAAGGTGTGTGCCTACGCCCAAAAGGTTCTGGCTACCAAGCGTTACCCAATTCCACAAAGACCGGCAAACCCCTTGGAATATTGTTGCAGAAATACGAACCCATCCGCCAATCTTTTCTGGCGTGCCTTGACGGAACCGAACTTTGTCACAATCATACCAACCACCTTCGGTGGTATATCTAGTATTCTCCCGGTTGACGCCCGGCTTAAACAGTATTTTTTGTAGTGGCATGGGCTACCTTTATTTACTGGCAACGCCTTTGGTCTTCTCAAAAGAACGCATACCGGCAATGCCCAAGATGCCTGATAATATCACCCAAAGTTGGTCTGCGTCTAGTACCGGCGGGGGTTCCATACCAACAGGAACCCAACCCATGGCTTGTAGGTATTTCCATGCCCACTGGAACAGTGGATACAGCAGGAACTGATACCCCATAGCCGCCACACCAATCCACCCAATCGCTGGCCTCCAGCCTGAAACAAACACACTGGATGATGCCGCTTCGATCTTGTTGACCTCAATCTGCGCTAGGTCAGTAGCTTGGTCAATGCGTTTTTCTTCAAGATCAAGCTTACGCTGCTCAACCTCCATCTGCATCTTTTCTTTGTCGGTTGTAATAAGGTCACCCGCAACCTTGCCGACAGCTTCAATAATTGATCCAACGCCAAGCAAACTCATGCTAGACCTTTCATTGTTCGGTTGATCCAGCCAAGCAGAAACTTGGACTGGGTTCTGTTTTTGTTGCAAATTTCAGCGTAACGGGCAATCTTTGCCAAGGCATACGACTCTTTAAACCGCTGGCCATCTGTGATTTGGTTAAGCTTCTCAACGGTCTTAGCGCCAATACCGCCGTCTGGCGTAGCGCCAACTACGATCTGAGCCAACTTAACCGCCATGCCCATGCCTGCATTTACACCAAAGTTAAAGATGGTATTGGCCACCTCTTGGTTGGTGATCTCATTGCCGCGCATCTTGTCCCAGAACTCAGTGCGGTAGAACTCTCGCACCATGCCAGTTAACGCACCGCCAAACTCCTTGCGGTCTACCAAAGGCCAGCCGTTCCACTGTGGGTTTTTGTTGCGAGCAATGCCTGCATAAGTCATACCGCCCGTATCACCCTCGACATCGTGGAGAACGTAGCCGCCTTCGTCTTTAATCATTAGCTCAAAAGCTGGTTCAAACTGAGCCATAGTCGTCCTTTACTGTTTACTTTTACTGAGCATAGTACTTGCAATCTGCAGCATCCCTATGGCTTTGGTTAAATCCTTGGGTTCTTTTTCCCACCCAACCGTAATCTGTCCAACAAACCGGCCCTGCTCTGGCGGCACACTGACCCGGCATCCAAAGGTTACGCCTTTTTCAATGTACCAAAGCCCAATTTCACTTTGAGCCACCGCATATTCGCTACAGGGTATTTCATTGGCCATCAATGCAACCACATCACGGTTGTTGGCAGAACTCTGAGTAAAAAGGCCAACATCTAAACCTTCATGGGTTCTGTCTCTGCCTTCGCGGGTATATGCTCGAAACAGCACCCTTGTGCCAAATAAAGGGTTGACTTTGAAAATGGCAACAATTACTGCATCCGAATTCTTAAACAGATGGGCCGCGACATCCTCGGCTCGGTCTTCAACGATTGTTGGCAGTTTCTTATTCTCTTTGTACGCCTCAAACAAAAAGGCTTGGTTCTGCCAGACAAAGTATCCAGAAAAAGCAAACACCGCCATGAGTATCAGCGCAAACAGTTTGAACGGGCTGTCTACATAGGACAGCACCTTACTCAATACGTCTGCTGGCTTCTCGTCACTCATAGACCAACCATTCCAAGTACTTTATTCACAATTTTGTCCGAAATGAAATTCGGCAATATCTTGATGAAGTCTAAAAACAGATTTGCACCCCACCAAGCACCAATAATCTTGAAGGTCATGTCAGCGGCTTTCTGGTACTCATTCACCGCCCGCACCTAACTTTTGCACAGTGCTCCATGACCTCGTAGACTCCAACGTACAACATAAACAACAGGATCGCAAGGCCGCCCAGCATCAAGCCAATTTCAAGTTGGTCTTGCTCTTTCTGTTTACGCTTTTTTTCTTCTTCCTTTTCGCGTCTGGCGGTGTGTGCATCTTCCACATCCATGGCCTGCGCTCTGGCTTTAATCTTGTTCCACACATCAATCTTGCCCGCTTGCATGAACAGTATCTGCAAGTCAGCCTCAAACGTCTTGGCTTGGTCAAGCGCCATTTCAATCTGAAGCGCAGTCCCCATGGAGGAACCACCCTTTTTCTTAGACTCTACAACAGCCTTAGCCGCAGTTGACTTAGCATCAAAATACTTACCCAGCATCGGCCCAAGCGAGGCCACATCGTCCACGGTCTTGGAAGCCTGCTTAATCAGTTTTACTGCGGACTGAATACCGGCTAGGGCGGTGATTGGATCAATCATGGTTAAACAACTTCTAAATACAAACCGTGACCTCAAAAGCGGGCACCACCGCCCTCTAGCTTACTTAGGCTCTACGTTAGACACAGATGGCTGCGCTAATGCTCGCTTAAGTAGCCCAAAGAAGGCGTCTCTTCCGACTTGGAGCTGATCAACGTTAAATTTAGCAGAGGCTAGTTTGCGGTCTAAGTCAGTAACATGGTTAACAAGAACCTGCTGTTCACCGGTTAAATCTTCAAACTGATACTCTGCGCCGTCGATACTCAATGGGGTCTTTGTGTTGTTGCCCATGATGTTTCCTTTAATGCGCCACCAAAGTCGGGTGGTGGCTTCCCGTTAAGCTGTTACCCAAGGCAGTGGGGGTGTGACCACTGGGGGGTTTACTTGATTTGCAATCTGCTGTGCGACAGCGGCTTCAGTAGCAGTCTGGTCAACACCGTTAGCCCAGATCCAACCCAATACTTGAGCTTGAGTAAGCTGTGCGTAGGGTGTGAATGTGCCAGCGGTCAAAGGAATGCCGCAAGTGCTGTACACAGAAGCGTTGTATGTACCGTCTGTACCAGAGCAAGTCCAGTGAACGGTGAACACGACATCGGTGTTGCCGTCTTCTTGTGGGTAGCAGTCCATTGCTGTAACTGTCCAAGTTGTAGTCGTAGTCATGATGTTTCCTTTTTAAAGATTAGATGCCAGCGTCTGCTAGGCGTTTACGAAGTGATTGAATTTCTGCAATTAAGTTGGCAATGATTTCAGCGCTGGAATAATCCATGCCTTGCATTTCTTCGCCATCCTTAACGCCTGTTGCGACAACTGTGCGAGATGCCTCTTGTGCCTCGTGAGCAATCAAGCCGACAAAGGTTGACCCGTCAGCTTTCCAAGTGCCCTCAACAGGGTTCAGGCTGTCAATGTACGCACCGCTATTGGTGATCGGGCCTGTGATGTTCTTCAGGCGGTAGTCAGACGAAGTGTTGTAGCTGGTGGTTGTGCCGCTTGTAAAAATTGTACCAACAGCACCATTAGCGTTGGAAAAAGCAATATGACCTTCGCTTGCTGTAGTTGTTCGCTGTGATTCAAATGTATAAGAAGAGTCGTTGAAAGAAGTGATACGAGAACCAAAACTAGTTGTGGTTGTTCCAACTAGCAAACGACCGCTTGAGTCTATACGGACACGTTCTGATCCATTATCAAATGCTAATGCGTTTCCACTACTTGTGTTGTAGATTGACCAATCAGGATAAGCCAATGCAAAAGTAGAACCTCGACCACCCGCAATTG